CCGTAAAGCCAGCCTTTTTCGCTTTGGCAAGCTGGGCCTCTGCATTGGCTTTTACGGAATAAGCACCGATTTGAACGCGGTAGTATTTCTTTTTCTCTGTTTCTCCAGATTTAGCTCCTTCACTTAAGAGGCTTTTTACATCTGCACGAAATGTATCCATGCTCTTTCCATGCTTAGGAAACCAGTTTTTCGGATCACCATGATTACTTGCGATTCCTCTTTGATAGCCTTCATAATGGCCAATAATATCTTTTTCAGTTAGATTGTATAATTTGCAAAGATAAACACAAAGCTCTACCGCTTCTTTATAAACCGCATTAAAATACGAGGCATCGGTCAATCCATCCTCGCATATTTCAAAACCAATATGTGTATCATTTGCACTTCCTCCAGCATGCCACCCTCGATGGTCCCATGGTAGAGTTTGATAGGTAGCAATTGAACCATCCTTAAGTTTTCCAATGAAAGCATGGACACAAACCTGTTTTCCATCGGGCCTATCCTGATTCCAGTGATTATTGTACTGATTTACACCTAATAAACCATCATCCGGCCCAACATATCTACGAAGATAAGGATTGTTGGCACCGGTGCTATGAACCATGATACCTTTCGGTGTAATCTTTTTACCTGCCTTATAACAAGCATTTTCAGTCAGAATAAGTTTTCTTAGATTCATTTCTCCTCATCTCCTTTGTTATGAAGCTGACCTAGAACATCTTTCAATTTCTGTGGAATTGGTAAACCAATATGAGCAGCATTTTCAAGAATTGATACTCCTTCGTTGGATAGATAAAAAAAGATGACTGCTGTTCGAATAACAGAGCCATCTCCAATTACACTTTTATCTATTATGTGCCCTATTGCAACCAGTGAGAATATGAGTATCTTCTTGAAAATGCCTCGAAAGCCAATTTCACTGGATAGCTTTTTATCAAGAATAGCGCACATCAATCCTGTAATGTAATCTACTACTACAAATGTAATTAACGCATATATGAAACCATCCATTCCTCCAAGAAAATACCCTAGCCACCCTCCGACAGCTGCAAATCCAACCTGAATAAAGCTCCAAATATCTCTCATTTAGTTCCCTCCCTTTATCTTGGATATAAAAATAAGTCTTGATGTTCTCAAGACTTTTACCTATTCGTAAATTCTACTGCTACTTGTTTTGTCCTTTGTTATTTTTCCGATATAATCACTGAGTCTCCCCTTTCCTAACTTTCCACCACTGTCTACTGTGAAGTCAGTATAGAAACCATCCTTCCCGAAACGATGAGTTATTTCTGTTATAAGCCCAAGGGTATTGGATCCATTATCGCCAACAATAACGGCTTCATCTCCCAGAACAAGCTGTGGTCTAAAAGGTCCAGTAAAGCTTTCTACCTTACCAACATACTGGAGACTATTAGCAATCTGATTTGCATAGTTTTGAGCATCGAAAAGAGAAGTCCCTTCTGGAATATTTACGTACAGTGTTTTATTTGCTTGGAGATTCCATCCACTGTAAGTTGCCACATCTCTATATACCTTTATACTAAAATCCTGGTTATGAACGCATACTCTACGATAAGCTTCCTGGTCATCTCGCACTATACTTCTTGTAAAAATATCTTTATCTCTATAGAAGGTGTAGGTTGAGTTCCTTGTAAAGCCAGCATAATTTGTAGAACCAATAACAACAGTTCCATCCACTAGCTCCTTGATTTGCCAATTATCCAGAGCTTTCATAATTTCCATGATACCTTCTAGATATGTCATATTAGGCTCAAAGTGATATCCTGCGTTAACACCTGTGTTCTCTACTAGCATCTCGTCTGTACTTATATTAGCTCTAAACAAGATATCTTTTAGAATTTCATGAAGCACCTTATAAGAATAAGTGTTATCCTCATCAAAGCTTTGATCACCCAATGCCTTTCCTATAATATTCCGTCCATCCACATTTACTGTCTCGCTTAGTAGCGAGAAGTTGCTCCTATCTACATAGAATACTCCCATAGGATATGGTTCGCTATCTCCCATAATTAACTCAAACTCTACCTTACTTCCAGGAGAAAGAAGACTTGAATTCTCTGATATAGCTACATTTCCTTCATACTCTGGATTCTCATTAAGAGGATTCTCCAGGTTTAGTGTAAAACTTGTTATTGGAGTATCCATAGAATGCTTGATTGAGCCACTTTCTAGATATTTTTCCATCTCATATGAAAATTCATAGATAAGTAATTTATGAGTATTATTAGTCCTGTAACTACCAATAACGCCAAATCCTTGTAGTATTTGAAGCTCAAGTTGCTTAATAGTTCCATCAGGACTTATTTTAATCGGAGTAAACCATTTAGGCGAAGAATACTCTCCATTTAGCTTTTCGGTAGGTTTGCCGAACAGCTCTTCACCAGAAAGATAAAAAAGCTGTCCCTCTGTTTTAGGAAAATGTAAAAAGTCAGGGTATTTGCCCTGACCAACAATTCCAGTTGTTGTAAATATTAATTCCATTTAATCACCTACTTCTGGTAAATCCTCAGTAGTCAGTTCGATATGTGTACCTTTGACTTCATACTGCTTTCCACAATGAATACAGTTTATAAAATCTCTTATTGTTTCAAAGTAGAATTCCTGTCCACACTCACAATTTATAGTGCCTTTATTCATTAAACCCCCTCCCCAAACACAAGGACTGCCTCAGCATTCAATAAATAGTTAGTCCCCTTAGGTATCTCATTTACATGATGCCTTTTAATAAGGACTATATCCCCCTCCTGGAGTACAGTTGTATTAAACTTCATTATTGGAAGGATATAGCTTTGCCAATCAAAAAGCTCCATACTTCCATAACCTTCGGTAATATAACAGTTTATTCTAAGATACTTCTGAGTAGTGTTGATGTGAATATATCTGAATGTTGTTTCATTGGTGCTATTCCCAAGACCTGTAATATAATTAATCCAAGAATCTCCGATGTTGTCCTTTGTAGCAAAATCATAGAAGCTTCTTGCGTATCCTTGCCTTGTTTTAAAGCTTATAACAAAATTAAATCCTTCTTCAGAAAACAGCTCCACCATACCGCATTGAACTGTGTTACTAATAGTACCTGTGTTGTAGTAATGGTTGCTGATTACATCCTGCCATTTCCTGTGGCTTGAAACGCTTAATACATCTAGGAAACTAAAATCTTCGCTTGAGTAGTTAAAATCTCCATATTCAGTAAAGTAATGGTCATTTATGACGTTCCCGTTTACCTTAACCTCTTCAATATCTGTAGTCTTGAAATTTAAAAAAAGAGCATTAGCTGCAGCTTCTTCTTCTGAAACTACATATTCATAGTACATTTCACCATCAAAAGAAACAGGTAAAGATCCTACTCCGCTCCAAATTAATCTGTCAACAGGGATATCCAGCTTTCTATCTTTAAATGTTTTACCGAAGTATCTACTACCAGATGCATCCATTCCAAGAACTGCATAATTGCTGAACTGACAGTTTAATTTTCTGGTCCTCTCCACAGCATTGGTTGTAGCAGTAGCACTCATACCTACATTAGGTTGACATCTATACTTACTTGTCGATATAGCTAAGGTATTAGATGGCGCACTTCCTGCTCCTGCGAGATAATCTCTTAAAGTAGTCTCCCACTCACCTCCATCTAAAAAGTCGTCAAACTCCACAAATACCGTTGCATAAATATCGATAATTCTCACAGGAGTTTTTTCTATGGTCAATTGATTCCCTTCAGCATCCGTTATCATAGCATGCGTATTTATATTTGTAGTGGTTTCACTGATACCAACTTCTGTAAGCACATTGCCATTAAATTCAGTTGCCTCAAGCCTAATAGATTTGGTCCATTTTGAAACAGGAAAAGCCCTTATCAACTCGACAGTTGAACAAGCTTTGTTACCAACTCTACTAAATAAAGTTGTACGGGTAGGATCCAAGGTTCCACTCCCACTACCAAAGACTATCTGATCAAAATAGCTACCAAGAACAACTAACCGCGTGTACATCCTATCAAGAACCATATTTTCTGCTTGACCCTTAAGCTCTGCTTCACCAGTTAAGGCATTGGTGACTACAATATCAAATCTATTATGAAACTTAGGTTTAACTTTTACCTTCATGAGTAATACCTCCTACGGATTTTCAATACTTGAATAGATCAACTGGGTACTAAAGCTAAGCCCAACAACCCTAATTGTCTCATTCAAATCGTAAATATTATGATAGGTTATTGGAACAAGTATTGAGGTTGTATTTGCCGATACAGTCAATCTTTCTTCTATTCCCGGGTTTGGTGATTGTAGAAGATCAATAGGAGAAAAGCTGACAATAAAATCTTCTAATGCCCCACCATAACCTATTAAATTTCCAAGCTGACCTTTATATTCAATAGTTAGGAGCCCTTCTACTTCATCAAATGCTTCCTGATAATTATCATGTAAAGTTATGAGTATAGTGTTTTCTTCTGTTGGATGGTGCTCTATGGACTTAATCGCATAATCTATCTCTTTTAAATCCCCTCGCACATAGTCTCTTTGTAGTCCTGTCACACGAATTGCCTTCTGATCATGCATAAAGGCCTCTATCTCATAAAGATAAATATAACTTGAATACCTTGATGTAATGGTCCATCTATGATAAAGAAATGCATCTCCATACTGCCAATAATATTCCTTCCAGCCTGCTGTATCATCACTGGTGCCTGAGTATAACTCCACCCAATTGATCCCATCATTGCTTCCATAAACCTTGAATTCTTTTGGTCTATAGCTACTTCCTACATACCATCTGAATCCACCAAGTCTAATCGGTCTCACGGTACTAACCTGTATCCACTGCTCCCCTGATGTCCTTGTATACCACATGGTACTTGTGCTTCCATCAAAGGCATTGGATGGATAATAAGTGGAATATGTGCTACTAGATGAAAAGTAGCCCTTAAGGCTTGTAAATTTACCAGTGATTAAAGGTAGCTTAGGTAGCATGTCCAGATTACCCATGACTCTATCACTGAATTTAATGGCTATTTTTTTACCTTCACTCTTACTCATTCCACACCTCCTCCACCACAGGTAACGGTATTTCAATAGGTATAAGATTAACTGGGGTAAATTCAATTGAAAAGTCATCCATCATTAGTCCGAGCTGGGTTTTTAGATTTTTTATAGTAAGTCTTACTGTATCTTGTGAATTGTTCATTCCAACCAGTGTTTCTTCTGACACACTAACTTGATAAATATTACCACCTAAATGTATGATCTCTCCAACAGGGATAACCAGACCAAAAAAAGTATCCTCAAGGAACACATTTGCAACTTGAGGTTCAAAAAGCGGATATAAGGTTTCAAATTGGATTAATCTCCCCCAATCTCCAGATCCATTGTCGATATTCTTGATCCATAAAATTTTGTTGAATACATCGTGGAATATATGCTCAATCCCAGTGGTATAGGGGGTAAATACCTTCAATGTTTCAGCTGGCTCAAAGATATCGTGATATAAGACTTTTATAAGTTCTGTTTTTGACTTTTCCATATGAGGCTTTATGGTCTCACTAGCAATTGCCATTCCAGCCCAGTTTCTTTCTGTGACTAGCCAGTGAATATTTCCTATAGTATCTTCAATGGTAAATCCCATTCTAAAATCATTGGTTATAAACATATTCAATGATACCGCTATACCTGTAAATTCCTGTACTTGTCTTTCAGGCTCCCAAACATAGGTATAATCAATTGTTTGACAGTAACTCGAGTAGTATACTTTGCCATCTGTTTTAATGTAAGCAACAATAACTCCCTGATCTTTATCTGGAAAGTTAACATTCTTCCATCCTCTGATAGCCTTAACTCTGACTACAGATGTTGCTATCTGTCTTTTTGTTTCACTCAGATCCCAATGTTGACTCCATAAAACACCCTGCATATCAACCCAAAATATGAAGGGTTTCTCCTCCGTGACGATTCTCCACTTCCTTCGATATAGCTGCCAGTTTCCGTTAAACGCTATAGCTACAGCACTTCCTTCTCCGAGTTCGAATTGATGTTGCCAACCAAGTTTAAAATAGTCTGGATACCTTCTTATGGAAGTCTTTACAATGCCTGCTTCCACATGTATCTCATAGATACTATCAGGAGCTCCATAAGGAACTCTTCTTCTTGCAGCAAGGGATAAATCTCCCAAATAAGGTCCTGTTCTTATTGCTTCAACAGTCCAATAGTCTGAGTCCATTACAGTGGTCCTTGCTCTGCTTACTTTTACACTCATTTTCGGATCAGCCTTATTCGCAGGCGTTTGCTGTGTGCTCTTTAGCTTTTCATTAAGGTATGAGGTAATATTTCTCATAGAACCACCTCTTCCTTTACAATCATTTGCATTTTCCCTTCAAAGTAACTTTTGTCCTTATTACCATGAGCAAAATTTATACGTTTCCAGTCAACAGGTTCATCAATATAGACCAGATATTTCTTGTCCTCAAATAATAAAACCATGGGAGTTCCCCGATCTATGAGCTCATTCAATTTTTCAACCTGGTTATATGAAGAAATAATAATTCCATCCATACTTCTTAAAGGACTGCCGATAATTTGAACATGATATGTCCCATCCAGAAGACGGTTTACTTGCTTATTGGTCCTATATTTCATAGGGGAGACTTCTTTTAATATCTTAGATAATACATCACCATTTGTAGTTTCAAGTTTTATCATTAGATCCTTGCCTCCCTTCTAAATTGGTCCATTATAATTTCCACAACGCCAGTTAGTTCTTTATTGTTGTTCACTCCTCTAACTTCAATAATTCCGGTATGCTCAATAATCGATTTTGTCTCAGTTCCTAATCCACTGGTATTGCCTTTCATGTTGAGATTTGTGTCCATATTAAAATCAGTAGGAATCGATGACTGCATGTCATGTGCCACTTTACCCATTACATTTTCAAATCCAACTCCAATACCAAGTCCCATGTTTTCACCAATTCCTGCAAACACAAGAGATGGAGAGCGAATTCCAAGTAGGCTTTTAGCACCATCTACAATACCTGAGAAGAATCCATTTACTTTATCTCTGATCCAGCTACCCATAGACTTGATACCTTCCCAAAGACCCGACACAATATTCTTTCCAATTTCAAACACAGAAGCAACTGCTTTTCCAAGACCTGTTACAATAGCCGCTACAATTTGTGGTATTGCTGCTACAAGTTGTGGTAATGCTTTAATCAGTCCAAAGGCAAGTTGAACTGTTATTTTAATTCCCATATCGATAATAGCTGATAAATTATTTGTAATGAAGTTAATAATGGTCGAGATTATCTGAGGTAATGCCTCAATAAGCTGAGGAAGAGCATTAAGTAAGCCTTCTGCTAGGCCTTTGATAATAGCAAAGGCGGCCTCTAGGACCTTATCCATATTATCAATAAGACTCTGCACAATTGTAATTACAGCTGCTACTGCTGCAGGAATCAACGCTGGCAAGGCTAGCCCTATTCCTTCCACAAGTGCAGTAACCAATTGAACTGCTGCATCGATTAGGAGCGGTAGGTTGTTTATTAGAGTTTCAACTATCGTCATAATAGCATCAACAGCTGCTGGAATAAGCTCTGGCAACAGGCTAAGGATTGTTTCCAACACCTGGCTAAATAATTCAGTTACAGTGCTAAGTAGCATGGGTAGTAAATCACCAATTGCTGAAAGAATTGCTCCAGTTGCAGTCGGTAGTGCAGTTACGATGTTTTCTAAGACTGGTACAATATTCTTAACCACTGCCTGAAAAGCATCAACTAGATTCTGTGTCAAGTTGGTCATATCGGCGTTAGCATTTCCCAGGCCTGCTATGAATGAGCCAAGAGCAGCTTGCATAAGTCCAATTGATCCAGATATAGTTTCTGTTGATTCTTTAGCAAAGTTTCCCGCGTACTGCTCTGTTTTTTCAAAGAACATTTGCATAGCTACCTCTGCCTTTTCAGCGTTTGTTGCAGATGCCCATGTGAAATCCAGTCCTTTAGCAAGTGCATATGCTTCAATATTTGTGGCGTTCATGGCAACACCAAGATTATCCATCATCGTGAAATTGCCCTTCGCTGCACCTGCTACAGAATCAAGCGCTGTCTGCATATCAATCCCCATTACAGATGCCATATCCGCTGCCCTCTGCATAGCTTTTTCCGTCAGCTCAAGGCTTTTTTGTTGGTCGAGCCCAGAGCCTTGAAAGAGAGCACCCATTTTATTGGCTATGGCCAGATATTCACTTTGAGATACACCAAGGTTTTTGTAAGCTTCCTCACCAGTTTTCTGAATAGAAGAAGCATATTTTCCAAATACCGCTTCAGAACCACCAATATTTTGTTCCAGTTCACCGAATTGCTGAACAACCTCTTTACCAAGCTTAAATGCGGCTGCACCAGCAGCAACAGCTACTGTACCCATGGCTGCACCAATACCTTTTAGAGTCGCTCCAAACTTTTCAAATCTACTCCCCGCTTCATCAGCAGATTTAGCTGTATCATCAAGCGTATCACCTAGTTCCTCTGCTTCATTGGCGGACTCTTCCAGCTCTTTCTCCATCCCATTAAGTTCTGCTTTTGCGTTGTTAAGTTGAATTACCCAATTCTGAGTACGACGATCATTTTCACCGAAACTCTCGGAGGCATTCCTTAAGGCAGCTTCAAGGGTAGATATTTTCTCTTTCTGTGCTTCGATTGACTTGTTAAGGACTTCATTCCTGGCAGTAATAGCAGTAATACTTTTATCATTTTTATCAAACTCTGAGGATACAAGTTTCATTTCACTACCCAGAACTTTGAAAGACTGATTTATATCTGAGAGAGCCTTTTTAAATTCCTTTTCACCCTCGATACCAATTTTAAAGCCAAAATTATCCGCCATGCTACCACCTCACTTTAACAAAAATAACTAGATTCCCTGTGGAATAACCTCATCAATGAAATGAATTGTTTTGGGTTTAGCTAAACCATTGAACTGCTTATAAATCTCCCACTGGTCCAGTAAATGTCCAAGAGGCATAAGCCAAACCTCTGTCTCTGAACGCCCTAGAAGTGTTGTTCCGTAAAAAATTAGTCGGGCAAACAACTCCTCGTCACTTACCCGACCTCCACGTTTTTTGATGGTTCATTCTCACTCTCTATATGGCGTTTTGTCCCCTTATACATAGCATCCATGATGGCATTTTTGTATTCTGCAAGATCAAAAGGAGAGGTTAACAATTCAACAGTTTCCTCAGTAAGTAACTCTCGTTTTTCATTAGGATATTGCAGGTTGTGTATCAGTACTGACTGATTGGCAAGTAAGGTAATCAGCCATATCACCTCATCAAGAGCCATTTCAAAGTTCTCTGATTTCATTAGCTTTTCTCCTAAATTAGAAAGTCCTCCATATCGTTTTGCGATTTCTTTCGTAGCCTTTGTTGTAAGGAGCATCTCATACTCAGTTCCACCTATGGTTATTTTGGCACTTCTTTCAGATGCATCTGATAGTATTAAATTATCCATAATACAAAACCTCCTTAGGTTGTTTCTGCGAAGGTTGGCTCATAAACTTCAGTATACCAGCCTGTAATAACTGAAGCCGGAACATTGGTGTCATCCTCATTAACCTCTGCTTTCCACGGATGCTTACCTTGGCCATCTAATTTGTTTCTACGAAGAACTGTACCTTCAATGGTTGGAGTTGAGAAAGTGATATTATCACCTTTTGTAGCAAGATTAGTTGCTGGAACACTGAATTTCACTTTATATAGCCAGAAGTAACGGTATTTCCCATTTGCTTTTTTAGCCCTAAATCCAACTGCAACTGGATCCCCACCATCTTCAGCTGTGGAGATCAAGACATTGTTATCGTCTAACTTTGCCCCAGTGAGATCCTCTGCAGCATTCACACCAATATCGTCAATGCCAAGAGATAATGTCCCACTTTTAAATTCCTTTACAACCTCAGTCGCACCATCATCTGCATAAAGGGTTGCCTCTGCAAGTTCTACTGACAAATCCGCATTTATTGCCTTCGCTAATGGCACCGGTGTTGAATAGGTTTCATTGCCATTATCATCTTCAGTGATTTTAGCATAGTAAAGCCTATCTAATCCAATAGTAGCCATGTTTCATTCCTCCTTTTCTTTTTGAAATTTGTATGCCTTTGCCACATCTATAGCATAGTGATGATAACCGGTATCATCCTCATATTCGATGTATCTACGGTCTGTTATGGTAAAGTCCGCAGCAAGCAAAGTGCGGACAATTGTGTTTTTTATGCTCGTATAGCTATTTTTTGAAAACAAGGATAGTCTCGCTTCTTGTATCTCATAGTCAGGATTGTTATCTGCATGAACTTCAAACAATTCAATAAGTGGAGTAATCACAAGATAAACATCAGGAGGAATGCTAGAAAATCTTCCAGTTTCCACAGAAATGTTACATAAATCAGCTATGAGGTTAAGCTCTTTTAATATGCTCATAAGTTTTCAACCTCCTGATCGAATCTTTTCTTCATAGATTCAATACAAGTTTTTCTAGAAGCTGATATAGCAGGCTTTAAAAATGGTTTTGGTGGTTGACCAGATTTCCCATACTCAATGATGTTAGCAATCTTAGCATTACTTTCACCATTTCTTCGAGGCTCCTTAAAACCTACCTTCACATTGAAATTACCCTTCCTATCTACCTTTGCTGGAGACAGCCCTAATGAATCCACAAGCTCACCTGTAGATCGACTTTTTTCTTTTGTTCCACTACCAATTACTGCTTCTAAATTTGATTTCACTTTTTCTAGAACAATCTCTCCACCAGATTCAAGTACCTTAGGTATGATCTCATCAGTTTTTTCTCCAAGTCTAGAAAGCTTTAAAAGAAACTCCTCAGGCATTTTCACTTGTACCTTAGCCACTTGACCCCACCACCTTTTTTGCCATGGCTTCAATGTACATGCCTCGGTCCTTTACATCTTCAACATTTGTAATCTCATATCGGCCATCACTACACACAATTACCATATTTGTAGACACCTCAATATCAGGTATCCTACGAAAGCAAAATAGAGCAGTCGCTTCAGAAAATACTGCTCGATTGGCCCATTTTTCATTACCATGTCTATCTTCCTTATAGGCACGGACAGAAGCTAGTATTGTATCTTTGGGCTTGCTGAAGCCTTCGCTGTCTTTACTTGTTTCAACTGATATGATGTCAATAAATGTATTCATCTTTCCAAAACTCATAATCTACACCTTCCAATTCCTATCAAGTCTGAGCAATAGATTTACAGTATTCCAAACCTGTTGCCCAGCCTTGACGTTATCAGCAAAAAAACCACCAGTACTGCCATCTCGACTTTCATAGAAATGAGATGATAGCATGATGACGGCCTGCTCTGTAGTTGGAGGCATTTTATTTTCGGTATAATATCCTTCAGCTAGATGTTGATAACTCTCGGCATAAGATATTGCAGTGGAGACGTACATCTGAAGAAGCTCATCATCACGATCATGCTCGAGAATTAAGTTAGCTTTGACTTTTTCAAGCAGAGTCATAACCGTCACCATCCTTTCTTTATGGCGTATCGGCAGTCATGATTCCTGCAGCTTTCAGCTTACTAAGTAAGGCATTAAAATCCGTCACTAAAGCTTCTACAGTTTCCGCAGAACTTAACGGTTGATTTTCAAGTACAGGGAGCCCGGTTACTTTGGCTCCCTCTTCAATAACAAGCTCCCCACCAATAATAGTTTTTTCTCCACCTTGTTCGGTGTAGTTCTTTGCGTTATAACTCATCATTAACACCTCCCTTTAAGCCTTCTGCTGAAGAACTTTGATGGCTTCAGGTAAGATAAGCTTTCCATCTACACGCTGACTAGCAAGGAAACCAACCTGTCCAGTGGTTGCAAAAAGCTCGTTTAGTCTTTTAAAGGAACGTCCCTGTCTATCAGCAATCCAATAGTATCCGAAATCGCCGAAGGCTATAGTCTTAGCACCGGCTTCAATAGTAGGAGCATAGGCTGAAGTGTAAACCGGACGATTTAGTAATGTGTCAGGAGCACCTGCAGTTAAAGAAGGCTGCCATAGATATTGGCCTTGACCATCTTTTAGCTTACGAATTGCTTTTACAGTTGCATCATTCATCAGGAATACCGCATTCTTTCTATATGGTGCTTTTAATGAGTACACAAGGTCTATAATTTCATCTGCAGTAATAGCTGTTGCAGATCCTGCTGACACTCCAAGTTGTGCACCACCAGTTACATTGAAAATTCCTGTAGGTTTTCCATCTCCGTCACCAACAAGAAATGCTTCTTCTTCCTTTGCACCGATTCTTCGAGCAAATTCAGTGGAAATATATTTCTCTAAATCAAATACGCTGTCATTAAGAAGTTCATCAGAAACCTTAATCATTGTACCCAGCTTATAGGCACCTATTGATGTCTGACCAAATACAGAATCACTTTCATCAAACTCCTCACCTTCGTCAAGCCAAGCAGCTGTGCCTTTGGTCACCACAACTGGGATTTTACGATCACCACTTGATGTCTGAATAATTTTTGCAAGTTTACGAAATACATTCTCTTCCTCAAGAGTTTGGACCAGGGTACGCTCAAATTCATCAGGAACAAGATATCCTCCCTCAGAATCAGTACCAACAGATAAAGCATTTAGTGCATCATGACGAGGGTTTTTACTACGCATTACATTCCAAAATGCCTTCCTGTACTCATCACTAGCTCTTCCGGTCTTTGTATCCATCCCTGGAACAGCTGGCTTTCCAGTAAGAGGCATGTTTACAGGCTTATTAAGCTCTGCTTCAAGTGCCTCTTGACGTTCTAATCTTGCTATTTCCTTACCTAATTTAATAATGTCTTCTTCCATTTTGTCATAGGTAGCGGCATCTTCTGCGGATACTAACCCATCACTACCACGCTTTGAATCAAGAAATGCTTTAGCTGCTTCCCATGCTTTTGCGCGTTTTTCACGCAGTTCAAGAATTTTACTCATTTTCATTCCTCCTAATATTTCAATAAATTAAGCCGCTCATAAAGCGGCTCTGCTGATTGTTTTACAACTGGTTTTTGAAGTTTATTCATTAGTGAATTGGTCACTGCTCTTCTGCTGAATACAAAGCTGTCTTGTAGTGAACTCTCTCCTGGTTTGAACATAATGTCATCTGCAAAACCAAGCTCAACTGCCTTATTGGCGTTTAGCCAAGTTTCAGCATCCATCAGGTGCGACAACCTTGTTCTAGATAAGCCGGTTTTAAGCTCATATGCATTGATGATGCTCTCTTTCACTTCATCAAGCATTTGGATTGCTTTTTGCATCTCCTCACTATCGCCAATAGCTATGGTAAAGGGATTATGGATCATCATCAGTGAGGTAGGAGACATTAAGACTTCCGTCCCTGCCATAGCGATGACAGAAGCAGCTGATGCAGCAATACCGTCAATCTTTACAGTGACGTTCCCTTTATAATCCATCAGCATGTTGTATATCTGAGATGCTGCAATACAATCACCACCAGGAGAGTTGATCCAAACTACTATGTCACCTTCACCGCTCATTAGCTCTTCTCTAAAAGCAGCTGGAGTAACATCATCCTCAAACCAACTCTCCTCGGCAATTGCACCGTTTAGATAGAGGGTTCGTGTCTGTGTATCTGTGTCGCGAACCCAATTCCAAAATTTCTTCATTCAGGTTTTCCCTCCAATCCTT